TATCTGCTGATGTTATTTGATATCTAATAGGAACGGCAGATGTTCCGCCATATGTAGTATCTGCCGATGTTACATAATCACCGTCTGAAGTTGCACAAGTCGCATAATATGTATGTACACCATCACTATCTATATCAAAATCGTCATTAATTCCTCTAGCGGATACCTCATTATAATAAAGAGTATTTAGAAAGTTTTCAAAAAATACTATAAAATCACCAACTTCACCTTGCTCCATAAATGACGGTAAAAAGTCTTTTAAATGGATTTTTTTACCAAGAGATACTTGTCTCAACCCAGATTTTAATATTTCACTTTTACGTTGTGTCATTCAATTATTCCTTATGGTGTCCATGTAGGTATTGTATCATTAATCGGAAAAGTTGATTTTATTCTATCATATGTATCCATTCTAACTGCTATACTATCAAATGTATCTAAATATAAAATAGAAAGAAATCTAAATACATTATTAATCGGTCTTATTGTGTCTATGGAACTAATAATCTTATCTATATTAGTAAACCAACTTGGCGGTGAATTAATCGCATCAATTCTAATTGCAAAGTGTGGTGTTGGAAAATAGTTATCGGGTATATTTCTAAGTGCATTATCCGCAGATAAATATGTATCTTCTTCTGACCAATATAATTCATCGTCACCATACCCACCCGCATTTGGATTTGCTGATGTTATGTTATCACTAGTCCACCTATATACAATATCACCAATTATACCAAACGAATATAACAAAACTTTAATAGAATCTCTGGTTGTTTTAATCTTATACCAATTAGGCAAATTAGAAACAATAAACCGCAAATAACTATTAATATCTTCTTCTGATTGAGCATTAACACCCAAATTTAAATCCGAAACTCCAGCTTTATCAATGCCTATATTATACCCCAATAAATTAGCTAATCGTTGTATGTATGTTATATCTATTAAATCTGGATCATGTAAATCTGAAATTCTTTTTGCTTTTTCTAAAATTGATATTGTATCCGCAGATGTTATTTGATATCTAATAGGAATCGCAGAAGTTCCTCCATATGTAGTATCTGCTGATGTTACATAATCACCATCAGATGTCGCACAAGTAGCATAATATGTATGTACACCATCACTATCTATATCAAAATCGTCATTCGTTCCTACTGCCGAAAGATCATTGTAATATAATCTATTTAAAAAATCTTCAAAGAAATCTACAAATTCTCCAACATCTGATTGTTCTAAATGTCCAGGTAGAAAATCTTTTAAATGTATTCTTTTCCCTGTAGATGCATTTCTTAAACCAGACTTTAATATTTCACTTTGACGTTGTGGCATTCAATTATCCTATTAGGTTTCATATACATAACTTAAATCTACTTCTACTTGTGCAATCTCATTCCCTAACGAATATTGGTTTATGTTTCCTTCCTCATCTAACATGTTTGTTCTTATTACTGGAACTATATCATTATGTAATTTAAACACAAGATTTTTAAAATATTGTGAATCTTCATACGGTTCACCACTTTCATCTAAATAACTATTACTGCTTATATTGTCGTATATAGTTTTTATAAGATCATTGTAAAACGTATATTCACTTATATATCCAGCCCTTAAATGTGCTTTATACTCATACCAAAAATCTGTAAACGTTCCATCTATATAAGGACTGTTCCATATACCAGCCGTTGATGATGCAGATGTTGGTAATGTACTCGCTGATTGTACTAATGTTGCACTTGATACACTTGGAATATCATATATAGACAATAATGCTGATGTTGCACTCGATTGTGTACTTAATGGATTAGCAAAACCCGCACTTGTTAAATATAATGATATCGCACTATTAATAACATTTATAACACTTGCTGATGTTTCTGGTGCAGATCCTTCCGCTATATCTGGATCAGCACTTAATGTTGTTATTGATGATACTGGTCTAACTGGTTCAAAATATATGTTAGTACTCTTTACTTCCTTATACTCATTACTAATTATATCCGTTATAGGTGATTTCTGAATGTCTACTTCAAAATCTGCATTATCATTTAACCATGTATATATGTTATTGTTAATCTTCCTTCTTACTGCATTTCTATCTTCTAATGCTCCTATTGTAACTCTACCTTTTAATTTAAATTTTTGTACCATTGGTGATATGTATATAGGTCTTACTGTTGTTTGTGCTCTTTTTTCTAACTTCGTATACATTTTGGAAATAGGATGTGTTGAACTTATAACTCTAAAATCTTCTACCCTTTGTATTTCTGGTTGTGGTTGTCCTTTAACTAATATATTGAAATATGCCTGTTCTGGATATCCATCTGCCGAAACTACTCCAGATGTAACTTCTGTAACCGTTGAAAAATCTTCTGCTTCTTCTAAAAACGCATCATGTAACTGAGTATCATTCTTGATGTTATAATCATTACTTATAAAATTATATACAGATCCTAATGCAGTAAAAAACATTACATTGAAAAATCTAAAATTAGCCGATTGACCTCTACGCTTAACCTCTTCTTGTTCTCCCCAAGCCCTTGCATTTTTAATTAGTTCTCCCGAATCTCCTATTCTTTGTGTTTTTAAATATGATATATAATCTCTTGATGTTATTAACCTATCTAACGAATAAAATATTTCTGGTGCATTTAACTTGATCGAATCTATTGACTCTATATCACTACCGTTTTTGATGTTTGTTGCAAATTTAAATGTAATATTATTTGTTAAATCTACACCCGCATCATCAGACGTAAATGTAGCTGGAGATGTTATTTGATTTCCTATTACTCCAACTTTATTTCCTCCTGCACCCAATGTAGAAAAATATTGTATGTATATATTATTAGATGTAGATGCTAAACCTTTTTTTGCAAATACATCATCGCCAAAATATAATGTTATTCCTTCATCCATGTTTGTAAGAAATAATGATAATTGGGGTGTCTCTAATTCAACACCACCTACATCACCAATTTCAGTGGGATCTATAAGACTTTTTCGTCTTATCTTGTATAAATTATCACTATTATCTAATGCCTGAGTTTGTGTTGCTCCTATTCCTAATTGTGTTAAATTATTTTCTATGTTTTCGGCAAGAGTTAGTTGATTGTATCCTAAATCTTCTTCACCAAAATAATTACTAAATGTTACATCATTTATTTTATACTTTTGAAATAATTGTCCAACTTGTGGATTTTGTGCTCCAAGTATTGTCTCTACTTTTGATTCTCCTTGCATTATTTCTATGTCTAATAATAATCTCGAATCCACCGCTCCATTACTGTCAATCGGTATATCCTGATCACTTGCTGATAAATTTACTCCATATCGTACCTCTTTTGACCAACTAGGAGTTCCAACACCATTAGTAATATCATCGCTTGTAAAGGTATATTTATATGTATTCTTTAACATAAATGGCTTACTATCACCAGTAAATGTTGTATCATATTTTTGAAATGTAACGGTATCTCCAGCTATTAATGATGGATTTAACGGCCCTTTAAATACTATTGTTAATCCAGCTATCGCAGGTATTGGTCTTGTTGGGGTATATCCTAATAATCTGGATAATGCTATTACTGAACTTCTTAACCTTGCCGTATCAAAAAACTGTTCCTCAGATCTCCTCTCGATGTAATAATTGGTTATATCCGTTGTTCCAGCAAACATATCTAAAATGGTTTTTGCTATACTAGAATCCCTAAAAGTTTCAAATTTGGGATTTTTATCCAACTCAGTTTGTATCTTATTTCTTATCGAATCATAATCAAGTCCAGTGAAATCAAGTGGATTTGTTTTCTTTTTGTCTGCCATATATACATCCTCAATTTGTTTTGTAAGTATTTATACTAGAACTTCATTATGTCTGTTAACTTAACGCCTTCACTTCCAAATTTTGGGTTTGCTAATCTAGTTCTTAATTCATCAATTCTTTGTCTTAACGAATCTTCTTTTTTTTGTGCACTTAAAATAAAATCATCTATCTTTACACTCCAGCCAGTTGCTTGTCTCTCAAATAATAATCTATCAGATATGTCTGACCTTTTGTTTAATGCTGTCTGGGCAAAATTACAAATTTCAAAACTACACTGAAAAAATTTGTCAAGTTCAGCCAATTTTCTTAAAAAAGGTAATGATAATGTTCTATAATCATAAATCCATTCATCGATCCGATTGATTCCTAATGTTACCAATAACTCGTCTAACTTAGTTTGAATTTCTCCTAATATAGTATTGACAAAAGTACGTAACGTTCTTCTAAATCCAAGTTTGCAAATATATTTATCAAAATTTTCATATGTAGATGTATCTGTAACGTTTCTTAAACTATTACGAATAGTTAAAGGTATAAATTGAATTGCTGTTGCGTCACTTGCTCCTGTATTATCATCAGCAGGAAAAAAATATCTTCTAAGTGCTAAACATCGATATGCTAATGCACAAATATTTTTAGTATCAAATCTATCAAAAGGAGTAGCATTTATAATTAAATCCCACATCTGATTTGCAAGTGCTTCTAAAATTTCAAGTTGACCTTCTATAAAAGCTAATACAACATACTCAAAACGTTTAATATGTCCTTTTAAGGCTCTTAGTGCTAATTGGGGAATACCAATAAGCGTTTCCAATGTATTCACTAGAGAATTATATTCTGCGGTTAGGATTTGACAATAAAGTAAACTTTGGCTCATATACATACTCCTTTCAATTTATAAGTATTTATATTATCTAGTAACAACACTAGTGGGCTTAACTTTTGAAATTGGCTTATAATCACTCTTAATTACAGGAGAAATTGCTTTTATTACTAATGATATTTTCATTTTTAGTACCTCTTCATTGAAAGTTGCTGATATATTCGGTGTTCCTGATGTTTCTGAAATAGCTGATGTTACCATAGTATCAAAATCGGTATTGGCAGATGTAACTCCATATACAGAATTAGCCGATAAAACTAATAAAGGATTTATAGTAGAATCGGTATTAACATAATAACCACAATCATGTAACACCATACCAATATCATCATCTAAAGTTCCCCCATGTACAGAAAAAGCACTTGTTAATGTACTATATATTATATTATAACATATAGCCATTATAAGAACACCATAGTTGAATTTGTAATAGCTGTTGCAGGAGAAGCAATAACCCCACTAAAAGGAATTGGAGGAATTATATTTATATTTAGTGCATTTTGTATATACCTAGCTAAAATTTCCCAAAACAGTTCTTTAGTTGAAGGTTTTGATCCTAGAATTTCTGTTTGACAAGGATTTCCGAAAGTTGATATAGATGGAAACACGACTGGAACAACAGGAATAGTAATTACAGGTAGTATAGTTGCGTCTATTATCTTAGGAGTGCCTGTAGTGCTCTCTAAGGTTGCAAACACGGTTCCTGCTAACATTGACTGTATACCCGTAAAAATCCGTTGTATGCCGTTAGAATCGATGCCATTTCTAACCACATTTTTATATATATTTAACCAAGTAGTATTAACTATACTTAATGAATGTGTAGTAGTTCCAAAAATAGGTTGTGGAGTAGGTAATAAATGAGTACCAACATATGTTCCTGTTATAGTATAGTTTTCGTTTATATAATCGTATATACCTGTTATAATAGCTAGAAATGCTTTATCGCTATTAACTGTTGCATCATCATTAGACCAATTAATCGCATTTAATTCATTTATTATTTTGTTTTTTAATAGTGTGCTCATATCTATACATATTTATAGGTTGAAAATAAAACATATAAAAAGATTTCCGTTAAAGAAATCTTTTTATAGCTAATTGAATACTTGAATTGTGTTTATCGGTAGAGGTGTTAACCCACCTCTACCATATTCGTATATATTTATAATACCAAACGTTTTTTTATGGTCTTACTAATGTACTTCCTTTAGATCCTGGAAATTGACCACCAATAGAATGAACGGCTCCTGTTACCATACACACGGGAATATTACAAACTGGTTGTGTTGCACTATCTCCCCCAAGTTTTATATTTCCTTTAGTAGCTTCAACAGATACATCACCATCAGTAGTTAAGGATACATCACCTTTTATACTCAATGTAAGTGTACCAACATCAGCACCAGTATTATCTATTTTAATATTTCCATCCTCATCTATATTAACGGACATTCCACTAGCATGATGAAACTCAAATTCCAGGGTTTTTCTATTTAAAATTATATAATCACCATTATCGGATTCTAATAATACCATAGTTTCGGGATAATCATCATTTTTTAAAGTAGATAATTGATTTTTATTAAGTGCTTTAGTTGTATATATAGGGAAATTTATATCATCATTATCAAAATAAACACGTACATGTGTATCTATAGGTGGAACAATAAAATTACCAACTGTAGAACCTATAAATGTTTGTTCTGGTATAGCCCACGGTAAATCTTGAGTAGAAATACCTTTATTATCGAATATACCGAATATACGTATCTTACAACGACCTAATTTATCAGGATCATTATTATTTTCTATTTTACCAGTGAACATTTTCAAATTACGATCTGGTAAATTTTTATCAATAAATTCTTTTAATAATACAGATACATCTTTTTCCAGGTTATCGTTATGATCGTTTTTATCCATTCCATTCCTCTGTTGGTTTTCTATGTTTGTTGCATAATGTACTTGCCCAACCAGTATCATTTCTAGTTTCACCTGCTTCACCACACACTTCACATGTAATAAAACTTTTATTTTCGGCTTCCATTACTAATTTACGTAACATAAGTATTACTTCTTCTGTACAATCAATTACATCATAGTATATACGCAATGAACCAAATTTTTCTTTTATTTGAATGATATCTATTTCATATTTTTCATTTAATATCTTAGTTGCTTTCTTTAAAAATTCATCAACTATTTTATACCATCCATCACCATGACTAAATCCAAAACACATAAGATTTTCTCTAGGATCTACATTACTACCATTGGGAAATAATTTTTTATATTTTTTGAATAATTTATCTTCTAATTCTTTTTTCATATTATCACCTATAAAGTTACTGGTTTTGATATTGTTGCTTTCGATTCTTTAGAACTTGAATGTCTACTCTCAAAATCCTTTAAAAATCCTTTAACGTCTAAACCATTTCTAAATAAAATTACTATGTTATTATATATACTATCTTTAGATGCCTGATGTATAATTCCACCAACTATGTATTGACCTGAATGTACTTCGTCTCTTGCTGATTCAATAGGTAATAAAGAATCAACTTCAACACTAACCCTATCAAATAACTTTAAATTGTTTGATGGTCTTGTATACGCCAGAAAATAAGAACTAAAAAAATTGTCTTTTAAGTATTTATTTTGAGTTTGAGCTAACATATAATTAAGATGTACATTATCAACATCTAATATACCATAATTATCTCTTCTTGTTATTTTTCCAATACTATCTTTTTCTTTTAAGGAATGTATACTTAATTCATGATCATCTGTTGTTATATTTTGTACTAAACCATCTGTTAAATCATAATAAGATAATTGTCTGCCATATGAATTCATTTTATTTTGTCCACCCGAAAAATTTTTATATCTCCAGTTATAGAAAAATAATTGATTGTTTCCTTCATTCTCTTTTTCTTCTTCTAATAATTCTTCTAAATCACTTTGACTATAATTTTTACTGTTTAACATAGATGCTTCAATGTTGTATATCATTCTTGGTATCTCTTGATTTTTCTTTTTTAATTCAGTTCTTAATGATGTATATACCATTGTTCCCGATCTATTTGTGTATAAAAAAGGTGTATCATTATCATTTGTATATGACCTGTCTAATACATATTTTATAAACTGTAAATTGTTTTGATTTATCTGTAACCAATTCATATCATCTTTTGGATCTATTCTCGATTCAAATTTCCTCAATCCTGCTGTTTTAGAATTTGACTTTGTTTCGTTAAATATAGATTCGAATACTTCCCTTGAATTCATGTTTGAAAAGGATCTGTTATGTATAGGATATGTTAAAAAATTGTTATCTAATAATGCTGTTATTTTTAGTAATGCTTGTTGTGATTTACCTGGAGCACTGTTTAAAATTTCATAATCCTGCATTTTAAATTGTGCTTTGATTGGCGCTTCTTCAAAAATAAAATGGTTTAATTCTATTTTTATTTTATCATTGTCTTGAAGTGGAAACATATCTATAAAACGACCGTTATCAGAAATCATGAGTTCTAGCCGAACTATCGGATCGAAGATCCACTCCCTCAAAATTATATCGATAACAGAAGCGGATGGAACGTCAACATCATTAATAGATAATGTTATAATAAAATTAGTAGTTGGGTGAAAACCTGCTGATTCGTCTAACTTCCTAATATCTGATTGTTCAGTCGCCATTATTAATCTATATCCCTTCTAGTTTGTATATAAAATTGTTCACAATCTGCTATAGAAGGTATTTGGATGGTTTTTCCTAAAAACATGTCAGAATAAACATCATCCACACAATTTAATTTTAAAATTATCCACCAGTAATCAACTTTTCCTAAAGTTTTCAATGATATTAAATCTGGTCTATATAATGTAACCTCATCAATTGTAAAATATGTTCTTGGTCTTTTAAATGAATAATTATCAAAACCGTTAAATGCTAAATCATTTTCGATTACACCATCTATTAAATTTTGTCTATAAAAATTAGTTCTGTTAAATTTTCCCATATGTAATCCTTAAATTAAACTCTTTTCTTGAATTGGCCCTGAAACACCCGCATCTAATCCATCTATCCTTATATTGTAAGAAGTTCCTTGTAATATATCATTAACACCATATGCACCACCACCTCTAGTAATTGCTTGTGCTGATATTAAACTAACACTAAAATCACCAAACAATGGCCCTGTATGAGTTTGTGCTGAAGAATATGTAACAGACACATCTTGAATAAACATTTTGGGGCATTTGAATCTATTCATTATTGTTAATGTTACCGCTCTTTCATTAATTTTTCCTACAAAATTTTTATATAATTGTACCGAACCTTGATATATAGATGCAAAACTTAAATCTCCCTTTTTTAATGTGGTTTTTGCTTTATCTACAAAATC